CTAATGGAGCTCTTTCTTCGGCCTGTGGTGTATATTCATCGTCTGAATAAGCGCTTCCCGAAGGAGGTCTGGCGTCAGGCCGGTGATCACTGATTGCTTCTGCACTTCCTTTTCCGCGTTCTCTGCCATGATCCTTGCCCCTTCCTCTTTCCGGTGCTGGGGCAGCTCCTCGGGCATCATCCGGTAAAACACGTTCTCAAGATCTGTCATTTTTTCACCTGTCATTTATCGGTCAGACACCTTTAATTGCACGCCAGAGAGGCGTTCCCGGCCGCTGGGCCTCTTCGCTGATAACGTTCCGGATCGCAGCCGTCAGCTGGCTGCCGATAGCGTTGCCCATGCCCTGGTTAACAGGTTGCTGCGACTGGGTGGAGATATTGATATCGCCGATGCTGATGGACATCCCCCCGCCCTGCTTCTGGCCTGAGTCCAGCGCCCGGACGCCCAGCGAACCATCGGCGGCGCGCGTCAGCGGCATGATCGCCTCCGGCCCGGCCTCACCCATCAGGCCAGCACCCTTGGCGAACGCGAACATGGTCGGGCTGTTGACGATGCTGTTACTGAACTGGCTCAGATCGGCGGATTCGTACACTCCGCCTTTAGCATTGAGCTTCACCCCCGCCGCTGCGCTGGCGTAAGAGCCTGCTGGCGTGCTGCCGCCCGCTGCCGCACCAAAGCTGAACAGAGAGCCGATACCGCTGACGGCACTGGCGATCGCCATGTTGACCATCACGCTCTCAATCGACTTCAGCACGCTGACGCTCCAGTCTTTCCAGGATGCCTTGTTGTCATTGAGCATATCAACAATGTTACTGGTGGCACCGGACATGGCGCTTTCCATTGCGCTGGCAGCCTGCGAGCCGTAGTTCGTGGCATCATCCACCCAGTTAGCCAGGCCGTCACGCGCGCCGATCACCCAGTCAACATTCAGCTGGTCAATTTGCCGGAAGTGATCTTCAAGCTTGCTGCGGCGCTCATCGAGCCAGGTATCCAGCGCCTGGCTGTAACGGGCGTATTTCTCCGGCGAGTCGATATCACCGCTCTGGTACCGGCGCTCAAGCTCCTCCCGCTTTTCGTTATACTCCCGGTCGATATCGAGCCGTTCACGCATACGCTCGCGGGCTTTGTCGCCCTGCCCGGCCCCGATAACCTCTGCATCAAGCGAGGCTGCGGCGTTGGCGTTCTCGCGCTGCAGGTTTGCCACGTACTCGGCAATCCTGAGATTCTCCTCATTGGCTTTTTTAGTGGCATTAAGCACGTCAACCTCTGAGGCCAGTTGCTCCAGGCGAACCTTTTGGGCCTGGTTAAGTCCTTCAAGCCTCCCGTCCAGAATATCGAACTGGAGCTTTTGCAGCTCGGTGACCTCAACGCTCTTTTTGCCGGTAGTATCGATCAGCGCTTTCTGGCGCAGATAGCCCTGCTCGGCAGTTTTGAAGGCGCTCTCCAGCTTTTTGGCGGCGCCGTCCGTTTTACCGGGGCCGTTTTTCTCGTCCAGGGTAAGTCCGTATGTTTTATTGCTGTCGAGGATGTCCTGAACTTCTTTAGCCGCATTAGCATTATCAATAAGCACCTTTCTGTGCTGCTGAAGCGCGGCTATTTCTTTCTGTATACCTTCCAGTGAACTTTGTGATCCATACTTTCTGGCCACCTCATTTCCGGGCGCGCTGTAGCTGGCCACCTGCAGCCCTAAATCCAGAAGGCGGGAGTCAATCTTGGAGGTGGAGTCGTAGCCACTCACATCAACCCCGTTAATAAGCGATGCTCCCATACGCGAGGAAAATCGTGTTGTCAGCGCCACCAGCTTACCGGCTTCCGCTGCAGTCCTGATCATGAAGCCTGCCATCTGAGCAAAACCGGTGACGAGATCGGAAAGCCCCTGCAGCACTTTGGGATCGGTGAGGGATTTTTTCACATCGCTAAGGGCGTTTCTGAGGGGATCGAGGTTTATCTTGACCAGGCCGCTGGCAATCTGAAGCTTAAGCCCCCGCGCCTGCGCCTCCATATCCTCAAACAGCCGGTTTACTTTCACCAGGTCCTCGATGGATTTCTGATCCGGCGCAACGCCGTAATCTTTTGCCATTGAGAGGAATTGCTGAAGCTTTTCGTTATTGTTGTCGAAGATCGGCAGCAGTTTCGAGAGGTCGTTACCCATGCTTTCGAGGATGGTCGTTTTCTCGGCATTGGTCTGAATCTTCTCCAGGGCATCGCCGATCGCCAGAAGCTGCTCATCCGGGCTGGCTTTTGACAGTTTAGCGGCAGATAGCCCCAGCGCGTTCAGCGCGTCCACGGCCTCGCCGGATTTGTTCAGAACGGCATCCCCGATCTTGTCGCCGATATCCTTGAAAATATCGGCCATCTGGTCGCCGGACACGCCCGCCTTCTCAGCGGCAAACTGCCACGCCATCAGGGACTGGGTGGACATCTTCAGTGACTTTGCCCAGCGGTCTGTTTCGGTTACCTGCTGGGAGGTGGTTTTAATCAGATCAATACTGGCCACCCCCACAGCAGTAGCCGCAGCGGCGGCGGCCAGCGCGGCAGAACCTATCGCAACGCCCACCTTTTTGGCGTCGTTTTCAACCTGCTTGCGCCATTTGTCGGAGGAGCGCCCGGCTTTATCCAGTCCTGAAGTGAATCCGCCTGTTTTGGCGATCAGGTCGATGGTCAGCGTTCCCAGTGATTTACCTGCCATAATTTTTTCTCCTACACCCCGTCAAAGTTGCTGAGGCGTTGTTTGTGGCTCTCGCTCATATCGAATGCAAAATCCTCGTGCTCTGCCTGGAAGGTGCCAAAGCCCATAAGCGTGGCCACCGCCGGATCTATCTTGTTTGAGGACTTCTTCTTGTTGGGCTTAATGTTGGCGTTGGCGTCGGACTCCATCACCACGTTACTGATTGCCCAGGCCAGCACCGGATCCCCGTTGTGGCGTACAACCCTGCGGTTTACGAATACCTCGAAGGATTTCGCCACCGGGCTGAATTTCAGATAGGTTTGCGGGAAGGGCTCGACGTCAAGGCCCGCCCCCTGCAGCTGGGTGCGCAGGTGCGTGGCGTTCCACGTATCGAAGCCCACCAGCCTGATGTTAAAGATCTCGGCATCACGCAGGATGTCATCCCGGATGCGGTCGTAATCGATGCAGTCTCCCGGCGTGGTGCGGATCCAGCCCGCCTTAACCCACTGACGGTAGATAGCGCGGTTTTTGTTCGCCACGTTCAGCAGCTGCGCCTCCGGCAGATAATGGCGGGTCAGCAGGCGGATTTGCCGGCCGAACGGGAAGGAGTAGCTCACGCTGGTAATATCGCTGGTCGATGACAGATCCAGCCCGGCATAACACTCCCTGCCAGCGAGGTCCTCCTCGGTATAATCCGCTTTACAGGCATCCCATGCCCCGACGCCCATCCACGGCGTGGAGCCCTGGCACCAGATATTGAAACGCTTGGTCAGCATCTCCACCCACTGAGAAGGGATGCCGCGCGCTTTCTGGATAGTTGACTCGAGCTTCTTCGCATCGACTGACACATTCAGGTTGGGATTGGCCTTTATCCACATCTCCGGCTTATCTACTTCGCTTTCGTCGTCCAGCTCGTAGATCAGGACAAACAGCGATTCATTGGGATCTTCCCCGGCCAGGATCTGGCAGCAGTAGTCGTAATGCTGCTTACAGGCGGAGACAACGTTACTCCCGGCGGTAGTGATGGCGAACAGAACGGCCTCCGGACGCGCGCCCATGCCGAGCTCAAGCGCGGAATAAACGCTGTTATCCGGGTGAAGATGATATTCATCGACGATCGCCAGGCTGGGGTTAGTCCCCTCAATGGTGGCCGCTTTCGCCGCCAGCGGCTTCAGCAGGCTGTTGCTCTTCGGGAAAATGACTTTGTGAGCCTGGATATTGACGCGCTTCTTCAGCGGTTTCGACAGCAGGCACATCTGCCGGGCATCGTCGAACACGATACGGGCCTGATCCCGGCTCACCGCCGCCGTGTAGATGTCCTGCTGCCCCTTCTCCATAACCAGAAACCAGTTAGCCAGCATGGCAGCCACGGTGGATTTGGCGTTCTTGCGTGGAACTTCGATAAAGGCGCTGCTGTATTTCCGCCGGCCACCGTCTCTGAACCTGAAGCCCAGCAGATTGGCAAAAGCGAACTGCTGCCACGGCTCCAGCTCAATAGGCTGCCCGCGCAGCGGACCTTTGACGTGAGGGCAGAGCCGGGAGAAGGCAATAAACCGCTCCACAGTCGCCGTATCGAAGACGTAACGGGGGTCGTTCAGGTCAGAAAAGTACCGGTTCACAGCCTGTTTTATGCGCTTACAGGCCGGGATTTCGCCCGATTTTATGGCGTTTGCGTAATCATTCCAGGCGGTCAAGCTCGTCTTCCTCTTCCGTTTCCACCAGGTTCCGGCGGCGGCTTACCGGGTCAAAGCCCAGCAGCGCGGACATTTTGATCATGATTTTTTCAGCGTCGGACTTTGCGCTCAGCGCCGGGTTTCTGCTCTCGCCGCCCTGGCTGTTCCTGATGCTGAAGCCGCGCGCAGCAAGGTCTTCCACTGCTTTGCGGTACATCGAGTAGTTAACGCAATAAAGCTCCAGGTGATTCCAGTCGGCGGGCGTCAGGTCGTCACGTTCGGCCAGCTGCTTCGCCTTTGCCTTCCACTGCTGCACTGCCAGCTCATCAAGATACGCGGGCGGTTTGGGTGGTCTTGCCATAAAAATTTCTCGTTTCCATCGCGTTTATTTTCAAAAAAATCACCGCGCGTAAAAATCTGAGGGGGGAGGCGGTGCCTTGCGCCAGGGCTTTTGTCCTGAAAACCTCCCCCACCCCGTCCGTGCGGCCTGTCAGCGGTTGCGCATGCATTCCATCAGCTCCCGGTCACGCTGGGTCATGCGCTTCGCTGGCGGCCTCTCATGCGCTCTCCTTCGGGGCGGCTGCCACGCAGCGCGGTGCTTCATCAGGCCGTTCATCAGTTGTTGCTGCTCACGCTCAGTCATTGCCCACCTCATGCATCCAGTCGTTGCGACGCGCTGCCCGCTCTTCCTGCTCGCGGTACAGCCCTGCTTTACGGTTCGCTTTGGTAGTGGGGTCCCGCTGTACGGTCTTCTGGTTGTGATGTGCCTGGCACATGCCCTGATGATTCCATGCGGGCCAGAACAGCACGTCATCACCACCGTTGATCGGGATGATGTGATCCACCACCTTTGCTGGCACATAGAGGCCCTGCCTCAGGCATTCGACGCACAGCGGGTTAGCCCTCAGGAACTGCAGGCGGTACTTCTCCCATGACGCGGAGTAACCACGTTCGCGGCGGCCTCCTCTGCGCTCGTCCTGCTGGCGCTGCGCAATGCGTTTGTGTTCATCGCATTTGCCGGACTTCACTCGCTTATTGCATCCCGGCTCGGTACACCGGCGTAAGGGTTGCCAGGGCATCAGTACACCCCCGGATCGCGGTACGCTGACCACAGCGCGGAGATAGCCAGCGGCACCTCCTTTGCCTCAATGTCGCTGACAGTGGTGCGATATTCGTAGAGCTGGGAGATGTACATCAGGCAGCCCACCTTGATGGCCGGGTTGAATGCCAGTCCGGCATCGAACCGCTTGCCTATGTGCTGCTGGCACACCTCCAGCGCCGCGGCGATATACGCCTGAATCAGTGCGTCTTCGTCGCTGCCATCAATTCGGCAATGGAGCTTCGCCTCTTCAAGACCAATGTAATCAGCCATTATTCAGGCCTCCGCTGCATAGCAGCTCTACCCGGGTGCGATCTGAATCAGGCAGCACGGCGGTAATGTTGTAGACGGCCTGCGCCATGCCCGGCTCGGTGTATGTCAGCCGATGCTTGGTGGTCAGCCCTTTGCGATAGCGGATCCACACCCTTACGGTGACCTCAGACAGCTCGGCCTGCGCGGCGATAAGCTCACGGCCGCTGATGCTGGTGATTTCGGCCCAGACTGTGGCTACATCGCGCCATTCTTTGATGACTGCCCCCGTAGTGGGGCTCTGACGGCTTACATTTTCCTGGATGGTGACGCGATGCTTCATTTTTCCGGCTCTCACTGCTCACCCTCCTTTTTCCCGCTCCCGTCGCTGACTTTGACCTCCTGCTTCCATGCCTGGCTGAACTCATCACCACCTTCGCGCGGCGGCATACCTTCGCGCTCGCGGGCCTCGTTCGGGCTCATAATCCCGTTCTTGATGCCGCGTTCGTAGGTTGCATAACGATCTGTAGGCGTCGCCCGGAGAAGGTCGGCAGAATCAAACTCCACCTGATATCGAATGCCTGGCACCGGAGAGGCCACCAGCAGAGCGGCCTTAATCTGCTGCTCAAAGTTCGTCAGCCACGGGCGCATGGTCATGGTGAGGAAAGCGCGGCTCGCCTCGCTGAAGTTGCTGTAGGTGCTGTTGCTGTATTCCTGGAGGAAGATCGGCGACACGTTGAACATGCGGGCAATATCCTCGATAGTGAGCCGACGGGAGGCCAGCCACTCGGCATCCTGATTGCTCATGCCAAGTTGCTCGTACTCCATGCCACCTTCAAGGATCGGCGTCTTACCGGCGTTTCGGGCACCTTTGTAGCGCTCCAGCGCTTCGAGAGCCTGCTTACCTTTCACGCTGTCCAGGTATTCTTTGGCTTTCAGAATACCTGAAGCCATCATGCCGTCTTTCATGATGCTGGCACCGTGGCGCTGCTGGGCCAGCCCAAGCCCCAGCGTTTCCCGGCAGATGGCGATTGGTGATCTCCCCAGAAAGCCATCGTCAGTGGCATAACGCAGGTGGAGGATTTCTTCCTGCAGGTAGGTGCGCACAGCGCCGGTAAACGGCTCGGTGATGGTGTAGCGGTACCGGTGCTCAGCTATACGCTCAGGAACAACCGAACCGGGCGCGTAGGGGTGCAGTGATTTGGGTTGTCCGTCCCTTCCCCACTCGATCACGGCGTAGGCGTTGCCGTTCAGCAGGCAGTGGCGCAGCATGGTGCGCTTGAACTGATAGGCTGTCTGGCAGTCGTTGGGGCGCTCATTAAGCAGATAATCCACCGGGTGATCGCCCAGCCACTCCCGCGCCTCCTGCCCGTTGGTGTTGCGTACCCGGTACAGATAGCAGGGCATGGTTGCCACCGCTTCACTGATGACAGACACGGCATTCATTACCGCCGGCAGGGACTCCGCTGTACCGGCGGAGACATACTCACCCGATCCGGTATTGGGAATCCCTGCCATCTCCAGAAACTGGTCAATGGTCATGCTGCGCTGCTCTTCTTTCCTGCGAAAAGGCCACATATCACAACCCCGCCAGCTCGGCCCAGCGGTGACGGTTATCACCGGCGCGGCGCAGTTCAGGATGCTGGGTGAACAGCGAGCGCTGCGCCACCTCAACAGCCGATTCCGGGTAAGCAGGCATCGAGGTGACGGTGATTTCCCGCAGCTCAGCAGCGGTTACGGTGCGCAGGTAAGGTGACTGGCCGATCTCCCAGGACTCTTTAAGTGCGCGGAAACCAAAGCTCATCCCGCTGAGATCGCCCCGCTCCACCAGCGTAAGCACGTCGCGGCCCAGCTGTGTATCCGGCGGCGTCAGCTCAAAGCGCAGCCCGGTATCATCCTCTGCTAGTACCAGCGAGCCGGATTTGGTACGCCCCAGCAGCTGGGTATAGTTATGCTCATACAGCGCCCGCACATCGCTGCCGGAGGCCAGGCTTTCGCTGAACGCGCCGGGCGCAAACTGCTCTACAAATTCATCCCAGATCACCTCTGACTGGCTGTTCCAGCGCACGGCATAACCCACCAGCTTTTTATTGCTGGCGATCAGCTCTGAGGTGCGGATCTCAAAATCTACGGTTTTCATTGTCGGACTCCATCAGACCGAAAAGGGGCCGAGGCCCCCTTTCGTTTACTCGCCGCCGATTTCCAGCACTTTGATGGCGCGGGAATCAACCACGCCGCCGCCCAGGTATTTATCGGTATGCACCTTGTAGAAGCCAGGCTCGGTGATGTTGTCCGGACGGGTGCGCACGCCGGTGGTGTGATCCACCACATAATAACCGCGCTTAAAGTCACCCACTGCCAGCACCGGCTCGCCCGCTGTCGCGTCAGGGATGTTTTCGAGGTAGTAAACCGGACGGCCCAGCAGCGTATCCGGAGAACCAGCAGTCAGACGATCGCGCCAGATATAATCCCCGTTGCCGTTCTTGAGCTTCTGCAGCGCGGCGGCGGAACCGGAGTTCATCACCCACACGGCATTTTTGCGGTACTTCGATTTGAGCTTAAACAGCAGGTCGATCAATTCATCGGCGGTCGGTGCTGCGCCAGCGGTCTCCATCTTTTCCAGCGTGCCGAACGGGCGGGTCTTGTCGCCTGTGGCCGCGCGGATAGTCAAGGAAGCCACGGGCTTTTTTGTTGCCGTCGCCTTCCAGCAGATCGGTTTCTTCCGTCTCGCTGAAAGCGTCGCTGATTTCAGAGGAGAGCCAGCCCAGAATATCCACGTCGCTGAAGTCGAGGATCTCCTGGGTGGTTTTGGGGTAGGCATAGATTGGGTAGAGCTTGATGCTCACTTCTTCCAGCTTCGGTGTGCTGGTTTCGGTGCGGGGCTGACCTTCTTCACCGTGTTTAACGGTAGCGCCGCCCACGGACACCAGCTTTTTGTATTCGTTGCTGGAGATGGTCTTGACCGTGGAGATCTGGCGCATCACTGACTCGTCGGCCAGCTGGCGCATGATCTCTTTATCCAGCTCAGGGATAACGGTATAGCCGCCATCTGCACCGGTTGCCGTGGTCAGGGCGCGGGTTTCGCCGGTGAGAATGTAGTGACGCAGCTCGGCATTGGTGACGCCTTTTCCTTCGACCTTAGCGCCGGGAAGGTGACGTTCTTCGTCAGAGACTGCTTCAAGACGGGAGATCTCAACATCGAGGGCATCGGCACGGCCGCGCAGTTCGTCGAACTGTTGGCCTTCTTCGTCGTTCAGGCTGCGCTTCTCGCCGTCGGCTTTGTCCAGCAGCGCGCGCATCTGGGTTTTGAGGGTGGTTTTCTCCTGGCGGAGTTCGAGCAATTTTTTCATGAGTGGTTTCCGTAACAATGAACGTTGAGACGTGAAACCAGCGCGGAAGGGGTAAGGCCGCCGGGAAACGGAGCGTCTGTCTGAAGGACGAAAAACCCGGCGGCCAGTGGCGGCTCACGTCTGAGTGCCACTATTCAAGATATACATGAAAAATATAAAGAAAACCCCTGCAATAGACAGGGGCAATCACGAAGAAACATGAGGACAAATAATTTACAAAACACTACTTACCAGCGGCGATCATCTTCTCCTTGAACATCTTTAAATGCTCGATTAATGCATCAACCTGCCCGGGCGTTGCAGCAATATACTCTTCTGAGAGCGTGTGCCGGATAATCTCATTGTGGTTAATCCAGAAGAACGCACCATCATCTAAAAGCCGCTTATACTCGGCAATATCCATATTTGTAATATCACCAATACCAAAATGATCTTGGTGCTCTTTTATATCCTGAACTGTGACTGGCATAAAAACCTCATTATTTTTCAAGCTGGCAGCATATATCACCGAACACAGGGCTTTCTAATGGCCTCGCATTTGGAAGGTAAACCAAATCGCATGGATTCGAATCCGGGTCATTCGGTGTCAAAGTGCCATTATCATTAACTACACATGGCAGCATCATATCACCGTCATCAAAACGGCATAGCGCCCAACAAGCTACCGGCATATACCACCATTCAGTATCTCCTGATCTCTCCTTAACCCGAAGATACCAGCCAGGATTAGCAGGTGTCATGCTCATGATCTTTACATCGCCGAGTTCATTAAAATGAAACATTCCCTCTCCTGAATTAAAAAATTAAAATTTGTGCTTCAAACTGTCTACCTGTCTACTTCTGACAAATTAACCAATATAATCAGTGCATTAAGTGGTAGAGACTTTATCCTTAAAGTGTCTACTACTGCCTACCAGACTCTCTACCATCGTGCAAAAAACAAACTAAAAGTAGACACGGTAGACACTGTAACAAAAACTATCTACCAAGTGTCTACCTACCTAAGTGATTGTTAATAAATAATTTATCTATAGCAGTAGACACGGTAGACACTTTACCGGTAATTTTTAAACTCTACCCCTGTTCGCTATTATTATTTCCTGTTGCTGCTGGTAGCCACCCATCAGCATCATCACCTAACAGGACATTTGAGATCGTGCGTCCTTTATCCGGTCCCCGGGTACACTGCTTGCGCTTGTATTCCTTGCCATACTCTGACATAGCCCCAGGCATGTCGGTACCGAACCGCGTCAGCGATACGGGTTTACCCAGGCCATGCGCCGACATGTAAGCAAGGTAGGAGTGATACAGATAACGCCTCGGGCTGAACGGCACCATTTCAGCATTGCCAACAATCATTCCTTCGCATTCAACGAGAGCCATCAGATAGCCGCAAAAGTCCACCAGTGAATCCCCTTCACGTTTGATGGCCAGTGCCTCTTCTGATTTCTGCTGCTCATGCAAAAGCTGTTTAGCTTCGTCCTGCCTGGAAAAGCGAGTAAGCAGGTGGCGAATGATTACGGCCAGCTCACCTTCAATTTTCTCGGCCAGCATAGGATCACGTTCGTTTTCCGGTACCACCTCTGAGAAGTTAAAGATAACCCGACGACGCGAAATCCCGCCGCTGCGGTCGCTGAATGACATGGCATTGTTATTGACGGCCAGCACCACCGCCGGAATACGGGTTGAGTACGGCGCTTTGTGTTTAGGATCGATAGCTACCTTATCCCCGCCAGTAATGGCCTTGATCCCTGCGCCGTCGCCAGCGTACCGGGTCATATCTGGCATGATGATCAGCGAATAACCAACCACCAACGCCCTTTCCCTTGGGTTCTCCAGTGCTGCCATGCTTGCCGATACCGTGTTGGCCTTACCTGCAAGCATCGTGCAGATTTCCGCCATAACACTTTTACCGCTTCCGCCCGGGCCCGTTACCTCAAGGAACAACTGCCAGTCGTAACGGTTCGCCAGCACCATAAACAGCGCAGACAATACGCGATCGGCTTTGCGATCATTATTCGCCACAGAACGGCGGAGCCATTTCCAGAAGTTCGGCGCATGGGTTGCCAGCGCCTCTCCTTCTGCTGGTTCGCTGAATGGCAAATCGCTCGCTACGATCAGCCAGTCATTTTTATCGTGTGCGCGAAATTGACCTAACCGGGTATCAAAAACACCGTTGCTGAAACCAATAAGATTCCGGGCAGTGTTACCCATTACCGGAAGCCCCAGCTTCATCGTATCAACTGCTGATTTAATCGCGTTCTGCGAGTAAGCCACCTCAGCCTCAATGTAGATTTGCGCCATTTCACGCTGCAGCTCCTTATCCGGCAGCGGCACCCATATAACGCCCGTATAGTGGTGCACTGTGTCAGAGTCGGCATGAATAGCCAGATTGCCATCGTAGTGCGCCAGCAATACTTCCCCGCGCTGGCTGGCTCCCATTTGGTTAAGCGCTGGCGTCGCACCTCCCCTCGTAAGCACGATCAGTGGCTCATCCTCAATTCGCTTCATGAGGGGCGTCCAGTCCTCTTTTTCTCCTTTTTCATTGATAAACTCAGCATTGGTCACGCCAGCTTCACACAACTTATTGGCGATCATGCTGATTTGGTTTTGCTCGATAAGTCCAGCCTGACAGACTCTGGCAAATCGACGCCCTTTATCAACAATGCGCAGATGGGATAATTCCGCCAGCTGGGTATGATCCAGAACTACCGGCGGCACGTCATCGCCATGCTCGTCTCTGCCTTTCTGATAATCCCGAGCAGCTTTCCATGCTCCTGTACCGGCAAAGATGATGGCTTCTTCCATCTTGTCACGAGGCAGCGCCTTAACGTTCGGTGCGAGTTTCTGCTTCATTTCTGCACTCCCGCAGCTTTCTGCAGGTGGGACAACGCCTCATGCACAAGACTACGAACAGCGGCCACGCGATTAGCTTCGCAATCATCACCGCTACTCAAGCTATCCATCCACATTTCCAGCACGGCCAGCGCCTGACTGTTGTATGACATGGCGTTTTCCGCATGGGTGACGACTTCAAGAATACTGTGTTTCATTTTTTGTCTCCCATCCCCAGCTCAGCTACTAAAGCCTGGTGAATTTCATGATTGATATCGCAAGCCATGCAAAGCAGATCAACAAGTTGGGGAGAACACTCCTCATTTGCCTTTTCAAGAATGACTTCCCACAAAGACGCAGCCATAGCGGATTTATACTCGGCGCGTTCGATAGAAATAGGCTCATGCATGGCGCACCTCCTGAACAGGCAGGCGGCCGGCGAATACCATTACGCAGCCATCAGGGGATTGCTCCCGGGCTTCGCGCTCTGTGCTGGCAGGAATGTGAACGACGTTGCACCCGATAGAACTGAGGGCAAGAAAACGCCATGTAAATTTTGGTTGAGTTTGGGTATGCTGTAGCTCAGCCATGATCGTTACCTCACTTAACGGTTTGGTTAGACGCCCTAGAACTGCGCTAACAGTCTGGGGCGTTGCTTTTTGGTATACATCTGTCATACACTTGACCACCAACCCAAGGTAATCAGGTGTCAACCAAATGTCAACCATAAGTATTAAAGCCAAAGGCAATAAGCAGATCGCATTACGCGTCGAACCAGAGCTAGAAGCGGGTATAAAACAAGCCTTACAGCAAGATGGCGACGCTTCTGTTTCTGCGTGGATAAAACGCATCATCCGGAAAGAATTACAGCAGCGCGGCATCGAGCCAAAAGGCTGAACAGGGTTACTTCCCGTAATGCTGTGAACTGACCCGATAATTTCGGGTCTGTTTTGCGGGTGTCTTTTAGTTACCTGCAAATTTTGCGCAGGACGTAATGACCCGCGCAGAAGATGAACTTCCCCTCTGAAAGAGGGTTGGTTATCTTCGCAGCTCTCGACGTTATTCGTCGGAACCTCTGAACCACGTTTAACGTTGTTTTGGCCTGACCCTAAATACTGTTCGCGTTTGTCTCTATGCCCGAACGTTAAACATTCGCAGTTGGTTTGCATACCGATCATTTCGGCGTGCAAATCCTGCGTAACCCCGATTGAGTTGTGCAAAATCACTTAGCACCTCCAACACGCTTAGCCAGCCAGCGCTGCGACAAGCGAAGCAGCTCTGCTTTGCGCTTGTGGTAATCCATTCCCATTTCGATAAGCGTGATATTGGTGCTTTCCAGATAGGCCAGATGCTCCAGCTGATCAGCGTTCATGCTGTCGCGTGGCTCGCCTTTTACTCCGTGAATCTGCGCCCACTGCTTAGCCGTCAGTCCACCCAGCGCCATTTTGGCAATCATGTTGCTCTCGGTGCTGTAATGATGTCCTTGCGTCTCCTTTCCCTGCTCGGCTCGTGCTGCATCGAGAGCTGCACACATTGGCTTATACAGATTCGCGGCGGTAATCCGTGCGCGTAACTGCTGACGAAGCTGTGCGGCGATCTCTGGTGCCGAACGGCTCAGTTCCTCCTCGCAGCGGATGAAGTAACGACGAACAGCTCGGCCCTGCTCATTTCGTTCAACCATTGCCAGCTCTTTAGCCGTGGCGATGTTTGGGAAGTAATCTTTCTGTGGGCGTCCACGACCTTTATTTTTCCCCGAAACTGGGGAATATTGGTCATTCATTAACCATGCTGCCGTCATATCATCATCGGTGAAATAATCGACACCACGCACAAATCCATATTCCTCTACCCGATCTGCAAACCAAGTTGAGAAATCCCGCCCGATATCAAGCGCTGAGTGCAATGCTTTCGCGCTAACAACGTTGTTATCTCGCCCACTAATCTGGGTAGCAATAACAGGCACGATGTTTGCGAAGTCTTGATCACCAATATGATTCAGGCTGGTTTTAGGTTGAGTCTGGGCACTGCCAGTTAAGGCAGTTAATTTTTTCTGAGTCATTTCTATCGCTCCAAAAAGTTGATATTTAGAGCCGCCGCGACAGCGTTAAGGATGCTGCAATTTATTTAGCGCAATTGCTCACAACTTATTTTATTTACGCTGATCAGCCGAAGTTGCGGGTGTTTGCATTGGGTTTCTGTTAGGCCGATTTGCGGCTGTATGGGTTGTTCACATTCGCAACCGCCGGAGGATTACGCACCCACCAGAGCACATCAGAAAGAAGCCAGGCGCAGCTGTTACGACCGAAGTGGCAGCGCAGAGGGAAGCGGCCCTGCTGCTCCATCTTCCAGCGACTGGAACGGGAAAGACTGGTGATCTCGCTGCACTCTTCTTCACGAATACGGCGATCAAACTTGAAGCCGTACTCCTCCAGAAGGGTGCGGCGCTGTTCAGGATTTGGCGGGGTAAAGGTAATATTTTGCATGCTGCCTCCACTGTTTCAATGTTATGCGAAGAGATTAGTGGATAAACGACCAGCATTTCCATTGATTCTGGAATCCTTTAAAAGAACACTCAATTCCATTGAAAGAGAGAAATTCCATCAAGATAACACTCCCCTGTTTAAAGCAATTTCCACAGTAATTTCAACGGCTAGATCGAGAGAAAAAATTATGAATTTCAATAACTCAACGAAGATCACCGCTCTTTAACGATTTGATTCACCTTGGATTGTTCAGAACAAAGACGAACCGTGATGAACCGTGATGAACCGTGATGAACCGTGATGAACCGTGATGAATAACCATGAACAAAGATGGAAAAAGTTAGCAAGTAATGACCTGGTAAGGACCGTGGATGGAGCAAGGTATTGTTAGGTGCTGTTAGGTGCTGTTGGGTGCTGTGGGGTGTCGTTACGTGTCGTTACGTGTCGTTGAATGCTGTTGAATGCTGTTGAATGCTGTTGAATGCTGTTGAATGCTGTTGAATGTAACGGTAATACACATCAAATCTAACAATTGAATCTCCTTGGCGATCATTGAATCGCCAAAAGTTTCAACAAATATAATTAATTAGTATTTTCACAGGAATATAAATAATATCTACTAGCACTGGCAAATAATATTCATTCTGTATAATAAATCGAATTTAATGCCTTACGGATTTTGTCATATATTGCTGATTTAGATAATCCAGTTTTAGATATACCTTCCTCATCAGCTAATTTATATAGTTCATTTAAAATGGCTGAAATACTGGGTTTTTTGGAGGTGCCAAATGAATGGCCTATCTTATGTGCTATAAGCTTGACCAGCATCCCCATCAATTTATCATTATATTCCTTTTCATCTTCCTTACGATGCAAGCCGCGCCTGCTGCTTTTCAATGCAATTCCGACCTGTAAAAGCTCATCCCCTCCCATAGCATAAAGGTGCTCTTTCCCTTTGTTTTGATTAGAAATTATAGCCACTGCCGCAAGACATCTGTCCTTTATGGGTTGTGGTGTAATATCTTCATCAATAAGAGGATATGCCAGAGCAAACATATAGTCTGCGGGATAGGCTGTTGAGTTTCCACCTCGAAATAATTTAGATGCTGATAACCATCGACTCAGCTGTCTATAGTATATATTATATGCTTCAACTTTTGCCTCAGGGATATCAGCAGTTTTAACTGTCGGATCTACCCCACACATTAGTAGCGCAAGTTGTTTAATATTTAGCTCCGGGGCTTTGGCTTCACGCTCGAAAATACCCAACTTAAGAAAACTAGTCAT